CTGTTTGTTCGTCATTGTTAACCACAATACTCATGGCTTTTAATTCCTCTTGAGTCTTGTCTTTCAACTCATTTAGGAATTCTTCTTTTGTGTATTGCTTGTCATTAATAATATATTCAGCCGAAGGTTGTTCGCTTAATTTATTTAGTGACTCTTTTATCTCCTCAATTCTATTTTTTGCTTTTACAACTAACGATGGATCTTTACCTTCAACATAGTTCTCTAAATCTCTTTTTTCTTTTAAAAGATTCATAGCCTCTTTCTTCTGCTGAGTAGTAAGCCCTTCCGGTAACTGTCTATAAAGACCAACTGAGTTTCTATAGTCATTAAGTTGCTCCTTGGCTTCTTTTTCAGTTATAATGCCCTGTGTTATTTGTTGCTTAAGACTCGCTATGTATGCACTTTGGATATTAGTATCATTCGCCATTGACGCGAAAGTCTCAAACGTACTGTCGTCCATATTTAAGAATCCCTTTTTAGAATAAGCCACGCTCACCCCGGAAGGTATCCCTAATAAGAATCCTCCAACAGCCTCCTGGGCTCCGGCCACTAAAACATTCTCTACCAAATCAAGTTTAGAGTCAGGAGTATTGAACATATCCTTGCCCTTTATTTCGTCGTACAGTACTTTGAATCCTGTCTCAGATAATTCTTGAGCAGCACCTGTTTCAAACTCGGCAACTCCTGCCGCTGAAATGGTAATTAATCCTCTAGCTAATTTAGACTCAACTTCATTTTGAACCAACTCTCTAAATGTTTTTGCGCTTGTACCTTTCCCGACTTTACCTAAGACCGACATGGCAATGCTATTTATAACACCCTTGCTGGCTAATACGTTTCTTAGTCCATAAGCCTCCAACACTGCACTTGTAATACCAATTGGCAAAGTGATTGCTAGTTTCTCGTTCTCTGTAATGTTGGCAAACTCAGGATTGTTCTCCATCTCTTCAGAGATACCATCTGAGATTTGAGCATACATCTGAGCTGTCCTTTGTGCCCAACCTGCAATATTCCCTCCGCCAATCATAGCTGGCAAAGACTCTGCAACTCCCAATATTGCTCCTCCCCAAAAGCCTTCTTTTTTCAAATTGGACCATTGAGTTGTAGTAGCTGGATCTCCAAATATTTCTTCGGCCCCTATACGTATGTATGGAAGAGTTTTTGATTTTATATCTTTTTTAATATAATCATCAACCTTATCTTCCCACTCGTTAAGTTGGTCTTCAGTTAATGTTTTTTTCCAATCATCTACTGTCTGTTGACTTGATGGTGGCTTAACACCTATTTGTTTAGATATTTCAGTAGATACATTTTTCAAGTCTTTTTGACTCATACCAAAACCAGTTGGCGCTATTTCTGTAGCTATATCGGTTACTAAGCTAGTAGTACCTGACGCTATTTTTCCTATACCTCTGTTGATTGAGTCCCAAATCCCTCCTGACCAACTTCCTTGCTTTGCTTTTTGTATACCATACTTAGCAACAGCTTGATTTAGTTTTAGTCCTTTTGATTTTACAGAACTCTCCTCTTCAAGAACAGATTTTACGTCGGCATCAAATTTAGCTATAACATCCTGAATAGCTTGTATTCCTTCAGGCGTAGGGTTTAATTTAACATTCTCAATGTCTTTCTCTAACTGTGCCTTTCTTGTTAATAATTCTTTTTGCTTTTGATTCAAAAGAGATACCTCTTTAGTGATAGATTTTATAGACTGATCAACTTGCTTCTCTGAATTGAATTTAATATCCTGTTCTTTCATAGTTTTTTCCAACACAAAAAGCCCCTTGGCAGGAGTATTCTCTGTTATAAACTTCTTAAGGATTTCAGATTGCTCTTTTGATTTACTATTGAAAAGATTATCAGTAGATATTTCTATGGTTTTTTTGTTTGGAGCAGTTACCTTTACATAGTCGCCAATTACACCGGACTCTTCAAACTCGAATCCTAAATCTCCAAACTGATATTTTAATTGAGGAACAACATATTCTTGCTCATAGCTAATTAAGTCATCGTCAATAGATTTCAATCTTTCTTTAAGATAACTACTTTCAGATGGTTTAGGCATATTTAATTGCTTGTCAAAAATATCTCCGTATTTTTTTTCTTCAGCTGTTCTTACCTCTTTTTCTTTTTTTACTTTTTCAAGAAATCCTTTTGCTTTATCAGGTGATGGCAATAAAGGTTTGCCCGACATGTCGGTTGGTTGTTTTTTACCAATTTGTTTTAAGTCTTCCGCAGTTAGGCTAAACTTTTTCTTGTCGATAACAGGCGTATCCAAAGAACCATCGACCGAAGGTAATTCCGTAGTAGCTGTTTGACGCTCTTGAAGTTCGGGTGACTCCAAAGAAGATTTTTTTTTTAAAGGTTCTTCTTGTTTTTTACCTACAAGATTAGAAAATGAATTTGCGTCTTTTTTGTATCCCTTACTTTTTACGTAGGAATACATATCATTAAAAACTTCATTGTCTTTATGCAATAGACCTACAAACTCATCTCTACTTTTTGTATATCCTTTAGATTTAGCTCTATTGTATAAGTCATTGATTACTTCTTCGTCCATTTTTTTTATTTTGTTTGATAATTAACACCTCCACCTGATGCTGTCCCTCCGTAAAGCTTTCTCTTGTGAACCTCTTCAGCTTCTTGTAAGCTTGTGTAAAACGCGCCTGTTGGACTTTCCGGATTAACCATCTGCTTAACTATAATCTCCATACGAGGACCTTGTTTCTTGGAAGTCAATGTAAAGTATTTCTTCTTAGGAGTTTTTGTTCCTTCTTTAGTTTTGCCATCTTTTTTATCTACCACTACATCCTCTTCAGTTCCTGTAGTTTTTTCTCCTTCCTGAATAAATCCAACTAGCTCAAGATCTCCTATCTGTGCATTATAACCTAAACTCTCTGGTACCTCACTAATCCCTTCGCTAATAGGAATAACAAGACCTCTTATGTTTTGCGCTGTTCCTTTATTATATGTTTTATTATTTGCTGGATCAACGTCTGTTACAAATCCTATACCGCTTTGAATCGGTTTAGGAGCTGCAGGTTCCTGCTCTCTATATTTAGCTTCGGCCTTTGCTTTTGCATCGGCACTTTCTTCAAGCTGAGCTGTTACCGTTTTCTTTTCTTCATAGCCATATTGTCTTCTTAGAGTGTTTCTTAAGAAGTCATCAATCTCTTTTTGTTGAGCATCTGATATCTTGAACTGATCTCTACCGTTAGTAGGATTGTAAACTTTCAATATAAGGTTAGGATTTTTCTTAGCCTCTTCCTCACTATACGTAGTGGTATAAGGCAATCCATTAGAAGCTACCCTTTTCTTGTCAAAAAGAATAGATGCTTGGTTTTCAGGTGGTCCGGCTAATGTTTTTATGTATTGATTTTCTGCAGTAAAAAACTCAAATAAAGCACCGGTTTCTTCCTCTCCATATTTTTTAGCAAGAATATCTTCTGTAGTAATTATAGCTCCGGTTTTATTAAATCCACTTTCTATTATTCTACTTCTTATATCTTTTCCTAATGAAGCTACAAATTTAGCAGACTCTTCTTCGATTTTAGCCATAGGAATCCTAGCTTTTAATCCTTCGTTTAAAGCCTGAACAGAAGTTAAGTTACCCGGAGATTGGTCCAATGTGGTTACAGTTTTTCCATCTATTACTTCAGTCTTTTTTACTCCCATCATTAGATTGCCTTTTGAGTCATATACCCATCCGACATTCTTCCACTCTCCAAACTTCTCAGCATGCGCTCCGGCCTCAAGTTGTAGTCCTGAGTATTTACCATCCTGATATCCAGCCATTGCTTCCTTAAAGTTCTCTTGATAGGCGTTCAAACTATTGTAAGCTATTTTGATATTGTCATTCGTATTTTGGGTGAACTTCATATAATCATTAGGCGTTATCTGCCCTCTCTCCATCAATCCCTTTTGAATAAGGTTGTTTTTAGAAGTAGTTTCTGCTAAGTCCATAGAGGCCATATTGGCGCTCTCGTGTTCTCCCATTGGCTTGTTGGCAATCTCTTGCATCAATGTTCTTGATGCTTGGTCTAGAGCAGCCTTCTTCTCTTCTCGAACACGATTTTCCTCCTGGAACATGTCGGCCATATTCTGACCTATCTCTGCCCAGTTTACGTATGCATCCGCTTCTCTCTCTGCGTACTTATAAAAAGTCTTTGCCATAGTTTTTATTGATTATTAGAATCCAACTCCGCTAAAGTTCATTCCATACAGTGGATTGGTTATAGGGTTTAATTGAGCAGATGTTGGAAATTTAGCCGAAGGTAAATTTTGAGTTTTATTATTAACTAATGGAGCAGAGGACAATCCCTCTATTACTGCCGGATCATCTCTTTTAGCGAATAATGGAACCATTGCCAATCCTTGTTGAGTTGCAGATGTTATCCCTTCAAAACCTTGTTGTGTAGCAGCAGCAGCAGCCTCTTCCGCGTCTTTAGCTGCAAGATTTGCGCCCTCTACTACCCCCAAGTCTAACTGAACATTTAAGTCTCTAAGCCTAGCTTCTTCCGCTATGATTTCTCTCTGAATAGCATCCATGTCTTGAATCATATTGGTTCTTACGCCTGCCTGAGCTTCGTTCTGAGCCATTAATACTTTACCCACAGTTGTTTCAGGACCTCTATCGCTCTCAACTCCAGCCTCTATGGCTTGAGCTCCAGCAGATAGAAAAGCTTCTCTCTGTAGTTCGTAAGGTTCTTTTTGTATTGCCCTCATTTTAGCAAAGTTTATCTCAAGTCTTTTACGAGCTTCTGCCATGGCTTTTGCCGCCTCAGCTTCCGCACGTCTCTGTAGCTTGCTTTGCTGGTCTGCTTGAATAAAAGAATTTGCTGTACTTAGCACTGTCGAGCCTAAGCTTGCTACCGCCATTCCTGTTGCTAATCCCATATTATAGTAATTTTATCATTTCACTTGTGTATGATTCAGCCTGGATATACCCAAGCTCCTCATACGTTTTTACTAAACTTTTGTTTTTAATCAAGGCGTAAGCATACTTACTTCCGCAGTTCTTGCTGATATTTGTCAAAGACTCAACCAACATTGTTATCGCTTCTTTTCTCTCGCCTTTATATTCTTTGTTGGATATAACCCAATCTACCCATGCAACTTTTGAGTTGGTCATGTAAATGAATCCTGCACAAACAGGAATTTCATCATCGAAAACTATCATACCTCCTGTGCCGTTGTCCGGTAAAAAATCCCTTTCAGGAGCAACCCACTCCCATTGAGCCCACCAATCTACAAGAATATCTTGGTAGTCGTTCGCGTTAAGAGGTCTAATGTTTAATCCCATAGTGATACAAAGATATTAAAATTAAGGGAAACTTTTCATCACATTGGACTCTACTGCAAATAACTCTACTTCTCCACTTGATGTGTTCTCAAGTTTAAAGGTACAATAGTGGCCCAATACTCCATGTGACTCCGCTACAGAGTTTTTCACATACAAGAAATAATTCACATTCCCAGGTATAGGAGTAGTCAGTGGAGTAAGCATATTGTTATTTACAATAATTCGGTTTACCCCTGCCGGATAGTCAACGATAATGTCAACCACCATGCCGGCAAACACCGGGTTAGGATGTCCAAAGTAAACGTAGTCTCCAATGCTAATTATATTCCCAATTGACACCAATGGTGATATGCTGAAATTTACTTGAGCAGTGTTAGTTCCGGCTCCAACAACCGTAAGGCTGTTCCCTATTCCATTTAAACTTCTAAGAGCAAACTCACCATTGGAGTTATTTCGAACAAACGCATAGAAAGAAGCTTCTTTCTTCTCAAACCAAGAGTCCAATATAAATCCTGAGAACTGAAGGTCAGTCTCAAGCGTGGCTCCCCACTTAGAGTCGCCCTCTAAATTTAGAGTTTTGAATAGCTTGTTCTCCAGTACAGCATTATTAAACACACTCGTTATTGTAGATGGTTTAAATGCGTTATTTGGCTGCATCATCTTTGTCCACCAATCTTGATAGAATGTGTTTCTACTATTGTTTACGTTGTGGCGATAAAGGTCTCCTCCTTTGAAGGTATAGAAATAATTGTTCATTCCTATCATCCAATCCGGTTCATAGGAATAAAAAGAAGGCCAACCCTTTACATCTTCGTTGTATGATAATGTATAATTCATAATTTACTTTTATTAAAAACAGATTGAATAAACACTTATAACACCATCAACTCCTACCAAACATACTTTTGAATTTGAAGGATCAGAATCTAAAGATAGTCTATAGTATAATCCTCCTCCATCAAATGTATCTAAAGGATCTTCTGAATTGCAAGCAACATCACCACTATTAATTTCTCCTGTAACGCTAGTTACTATAAAAATAGGGATTTCAAGAGCTTCTGAGCAACCATCTACAACCTCTGGATCTACTATTCCAATATCACTTCTCAATGCCGGCTCTGTGTTACAGTCAACTAATATAGCTCCTTCATAGCTAAGTATAACTATAGCTATTACAGAAATTAGTGAGTCATCACCAAGACCGGTTATCTCCGTTGTTTCACCAAATTCATCAATATAAGATATTGTGTAAGATACATCTAAAGGAATCTCAAAACAATAAACAGAAGGCTCACAGTTTCCACAAGTTTGCGCAGGCAATAAGACTCCATCTACTAATTCTCTAACCGTTCCTTCAAAAGTATAGAAACCATTATCAGCATAAGTAGTCATATTAGCATCTGTAAATATAGATGTAGAATCTGCAAACGATGCGTTCAAGTAATAAAAATCTGGAATACACCCACAACAAGCATTTATTAATGCTTCTCCAAAACAAAGCTCTGTAGATATTGCGTCTCTTAAGTCCCATATCAAGTAGAGATATTGTCCATTTACACTTTCCGGAACAGTAAAATCTGCATAGTATACAGGCGTTGCACCAGATATAGGAGTGGCCAAAGAAGATGCAGTTATCAAACTTTCAATATCAACGCTATTGTTTTCATACAATACGGAAGTTCTCAAATACCTAAACTTATCTTGTGCTATGTCAAAAACATAATCATCAGGAGATATTTTATTGGTATAGAGTCTCATGATACTATCCTCTTGAGGGAAGCCTCCTGTTCCAACTATGCCGCTTAATAAATTGTATCTCGACACAAGTGGTGTTTCAGCTCCTGTTGAGAATAGAACTAAGTTAGAGAATAAAGGTCCAATAAAAGCACCATCAGTATATCGATACTGAGTATGAATTGTTTGGCCTCCTTCTGAATCATTAGTAAGGACTACTTCTACAATAGTCATTTCCTCAGTATTAGGACAATTTACCAATACCGAAACAACCATGTCTCCTGTGTAGGTAAGTGTTATCTCTGCGGTCTCTACGCTAACTGAGTTTTTATTGAAGGATATACTTCCATTCTCATCTGTAGCTAACGAGTCTTCAATAACTCCGTTATAATCAACGCTAACTTGTAACGTAGCTCCTTCTTCCACGCTGGTAAACAACCAACTGATTTCAGTAAATCCAACTACGGCCCCTAAGTCAACGCAATAAACCATTTCCTTAGAAACCTCTTCATTTACAGACAATGTAAATGTTTGTGAGATACCGCAATTCAAACATTGTTGATTTACCGGCAGAGGTCTGTCATTTAAAGCCAAAACATATTCATTCATGTAAGGATCAAACCCTCCTAATTTCTGAGTATTGAAAGATGCATTAAACTCATCTCTAAACCAAGTTCTCATGCTGTCTTCAGAAGAAACAAACAATTGGTCAGACTGAGCTTCACTTCCTTTCAAATGGATAACAGCTCCTCTTTTTACGTCTGTAAAATATCTGTCTGCTCCCCATTGAACATAACTCTCAGGATTAAAACTTATACCATACTTCTCAGTTCTCGATATTTGCGTTCCTAAGACCTCTGGAGTGGCTGTAATTATATTTCCAGCACTTGCATCAGACAGCAAGTTTTTACCCGCTAAAACGTAAGATATTTTATCCTCTTGCAAAGTAAGTACGTCGGTGCTTCTCGCATCCAATAAAAATATTTCACCAAAAGATGCCTCGCAGTTTTTGTAATTAGACAACCCTTTGTTAAATTCATTTAACTTATTGAGGTTGCTCTCTTCATTGTAAACTCCACTATAAGTAATGTCAGAGAAACGGTCAGACTCTTTATAGTCTTGCTCGGCAACAGTAGTTACTCTTTCTCCAAAATTAAAAGGTCTTCCAATTATAGAGTCTCTTATCTTATAGCTCTCAGCTCCGTTTCCAAAAGCAAAACAGTTAAAAAACTGAGTATCAATAATAGCCGGAATACCACCCGCAATATCTTGATTTTGGATATTACCCATGTGGTTTCCATTTTCATCAATCTCAAATGACAACTCATTTTCAAAGAATACATCCGGCAAAGAGTCAGAAGGCTCTGTCTCAAATATAATAACATCCTCAGCTCTAAATACAGTTATCTCTGCAGTAATGTAAATTCTACGAGAATATTTATAGTTTCTTCCATCACAACTGAATGTACTACTAAACCATATTTGCAACTCATTGGTAACGGTATCTCTATAAAATCTCCAGAAATTAATATCTCCATTCTCCCATATTAATCGATATGGCATTCCTGATGTAAATATATTTCTTTCAAGTATTAACTCAGTTTCACTTACAACGCTTTCGACCTCAGTAGAACCAAATATTCCTCCTGCATTTACTTTAACGCCTGCCACAACACCATCAGTTATAAATGTAGCTGTAGAGTCAATTAATCTAAAAGCAGCGGTTCCGGTTGTTGTCCCAAGAAGATCTTCATCTAATCTCCTATTTAACCCTGGAATAAAAACATTAGTCTCATCGTCTCCTTTATCTGTTCCTGAGTTTATAGTTAGTTGGATGTTTTCTCCAAGAAACCACTCATACATGTTTTCATAGTCAGCAGAAGAAGTATATACCTTCTCTAAGTTATATCCTCTAGGTAAACAGTTACCTCCAACTCCAGCTCTATTCCAATCAACTTTCCAATCTATTTTACTTCCTGCCGGAACGCTATAGTCTAAGAAAGTCCAAGTTGGATTGTCTGGATCAGTGCCCTCAATATTCATAGGGTAAGGCATCTGAAGATGATCTCCTCCACTCGCCCATCTACGAATTCTTCCAGGTGCAATAATCGCGTTTTCTTCTTGAAAAAGATTAAAGTTATTTGGTCTTAATTTTATGTACAATCCTGCAGGCACATTGATATTTACATCAGGATCTTCCTCAGTTGGTATCTCTAAAAATCCTGAAGGCTGAGCTTGCTTATCTAAAACGGTAGTATAAATACAACTGAATGCCGGTCCATCACTGTCGGCTTTTACAATCAATCTATCTCCATTCTCGACTTTTTGCATGTTCTCTCCTTCTAACAAAAGCCAAACTTCATTAGTCTCCGGATTAGTAAAATACAAGAAACTATAAATGGTTTCGTATCTTTCTTCATCAGGCTTAATTACAAATTTATATCTCTTAGCAAACTTAGGAGCTATCTGAGTAACCGGAATTGTAACATGAATCATGTTCTTTCTTGTGGAATAACCACATGGAATATATTCTGCATTATAAGGACTCACTAGGGCAGTTGTAGCTCTATTGAATTCATCCATATAAACTATTCCAATCTCATATCCTCTATTGCTATGTAAGCTTCTTGGATTTGCAATCTCCTGAAATACAACAGACGCGAATATAACTTTGTAATATTCATATATTCTTTTTGTCGGTGTAGTGATATCATCAACATACTCCATGGCCGGGAACTGAAGTCCTATAATATTGCTTCCAGGGCTCGTAATTATCCTAATCGGCTCAAGTATTCCATCAATACCACTTCCGTATTTAAAATAAATATCAACGCCATCACCCAAACTCTGAGGAAGCAAGCAGTTAAAACTATCCGTAAAGGTAATACCGGCACAAGAGGTGTCTTGCCCAGGCGTAGTTGTAGATACAGGAAGGATATTAAGCAGAGTCCCTACCGAGTTTAAAAACTCAGCACTTGTTGCTAATTCGTAAACAGAAGAATAGTCTCTTGTGAGTAAAAAGCTAAAGCTATACTCGACATTTTCTGTTTCATTGCTAGGAAATGGATCTGTGCCTGAAAAAGAAGCGTGGTTAATTGTTATGTTTAAAAATATAGAAGCTCCTTCAACCAATGGTCTATCCGTTAAATCAAACGTAATAATAGACTCTCCTATGTTTAAATCAGGAGTTTCTGATGGATCAATATTATAAAGACCTGTTTCAGTATCATCAATAACGTCTATACTTCCTATCTCTTCAAAAATTAACTCTGTAGAATATTCAAATCTTGTTGGTTGACCATACTTATCAATTAAGTTATAACCTTCAACATAGTTCCCATACATCAACCTATTGCCCATAATAGTCTGAGCCTTTGCTAATAAAGGAACATTATCATACAATCTTAATATTTCAGCTTCATTCAATATGGTAAATATCTTACTATTATTGAAAGAAATTTCATACTCTGTATTGTCGGCTAATCCGTCCTCTGCCTTGTCTATTTTCTGAATTACCTTGATTATATTGTTCTCAGACTGCTTGAAAAGCAAATCTATACCAACAACAAGAGGTCCTCCTGAATTGTACTTAACTATTGCAGCGTTGCATAAGTTAGTCATTCCTTCATTTAAAACACTGCTTGTTGAAAAACTAAACTGTCTTGGTATAAAAGCAGGAGCCGACCACTGAGATGTAGCAGAATACTCCCCATCAATGTATCTGTATCTGTATGCAAAGCAAACAAATCTTGTCTCTAAATAATTTTCCTGGCCACTTGTCACAATAGGATATACTAACGGTGATTGAGTAGGTGGTTTTTTTATAACCAATATTGACTCTGCATTTAATGCGTCAATATTTAGAACAGGATTAGGGTAATTTCTTTTTATGTTTATAAATCTTGGTTGATTATAATCATCAGTAAAAAATAACAAATCCTCAATTAAATTGATACCGGTTATTAAATAAGATGGATTGAAGTTCAATGTGGTATTCACATCACCTCCATCGTTCATGCTAACGATATGATATGTAAGTATCTCAGTAAGAACATTGTACGACACCAATAAGTCAAGCTTGCCGGTAGGATTAGCTCCTGATTCGGTAGTGGTAAAAGAAGGATCGTGAACAAACCAATAAATAGTCTCTCTTGCGCTATCGTCAATAGCACCGATACATCTTGCGTTCACACTCAAAGGAGTTCCATCTATATATGCTAGTTTAGTTAAAGAAGTGTTCCCTTTAGTGTTTGTAATTACACCAACCTCAGATTTCTCTGTTGAGCCCATTCTAATATTCATAGCATCAACATACTCCCCTTCAGGTAGAAGACGTTGGTCAACAACCTTGTTCATTCTGCCTGCTATGAAATTCCTAGTTAAATTTGCCATATTACTTGATTACCTTATCCATTCCTCTTAAGTTCATTAAGAGTCTCCCTGGATGAATATTACTGATTCTTATTTTAGCATTTCTTAGTAATGCTGCTTTTTCTTTTCTTGCTCTAGTTACAATATACTCTTGAACTCCAAATTTAGAGTTTAGTATCTCGTATTTTATAGAAGCGTAGATGTACTGCTCAAACAACTTGTTCACAGTAATTAATGAGTTATCTCCATTCTCCATTCCATCTGAAATGTACTCAAGAATACATAGCTCTCCAGCCATTCCGGAATCAAAGTTTATGACTCCACTTTTATTGTCTATCTTAAATGTAGGATTGTAGTTCGCGGTCTCCGTATTCAATCCGTATCTCGCGCCAATCGCATAGTCAAAATACCAATTCTCTCCCACACACCATCCTTCGGCTCCATCAAACTGATGACCTTGGTTTAGGTATATGCTTTTCTTTTTCTTGGTAATCCTATCAAAATCAATATCTGAGTATTGAGGTCTTAAGATATTTCCGTTTTGGTCAAATAGAATATTTCCTTGTTGGTCCTGAAGATAGGCATTAGACGAAAGCGCCTGAATATTCTCTGTAAGAGGACGAAGAACACCATCTTTGTAAAGAGAAATACGAACCCAATTCACATAGTCTGATGGCAATATATATCGCAACGAATCTGCAACACTAAGCTCCAATACCTTTACTTCCTTAAACGCATCGTAATTAAGCTCTTGTATCGCTCTTTTTGCATGAAACAATACTTTATACCTCTCCTCGTTATTTATCAAAGAGTGGTTGCCGGTATGGATTAGCAAGAAGTTATTTACTACATCTTGCAGACTAACATACTGGTAAGAACCCCAATTAGCATCTTGAGGTGTATTGCCGTTGTTTTCGTAATACTGATATTGAGATATGTATGCCATATTGTTTTATTTTATTGAATAGAAAATGTTTGTTGTTGAGCCTGTTCTTGAGACATACCAAACTGAGTCACCTCAATCTCTCTGATTGAAACTCCACAATATTTTAGTATTTTCATTACTAATTTGTATTCATCTTCATTTGGTAACTCAAAGTCTTGATAATCAGGTTGTGATTGGTCAAACGAAGGCTCGCCATTTGTTAAAGTAACATAAGTCCATTTTGGAGTTTTAGGGAATCTAAAGTAAACCGCTTGTACTTGACCTAACGTATCTATCGTTGATGGGTAGATTTTAATATTCTGCCCCTCTAAAGTGTAAGAAGGATAAAGAACAGATGGCTGAGTAAGGTTTGATGAATTTAATAGCGTTATCTTTCCAACGCTAACTTTGTCCGCTTCTTTTGACTCGTCTGAATATATGCTGTAGTCATTTGCTGTCGCAAGGAATATGTCAGAACTCAATACCAAAACAGTCTCTGATGTAACACTAAGAACAGTCGCTACTTTATTGGTGTCAATATTTGATACGATGTATCCCGGTAAAACTCCATCTGTAACAAACGTGGCTGTAGAGTCGGTTAATGTACCAACAGCAACAGCAGTGCTACTTCCTGATGCTATAAAATTAGGGTAACATAGTATTTTTAAAATATAATACGAGTAGTTCCCGACAGTTGTTAGCGTAGGAACCGAGAATATATTTCCGGAAATATTGATTAAGTAGTTTTCTGTTAAAAAAGACTCTAATGTTTCTGCAAGAGGACTTTCTATATCAGCATAATCAGTGCCGGAAACACGAGAATTTTCTGCGCTTATAGCTTTGTTGTAGTTGCTATAATACTCTTCATACAACTCCATTTGCGCGTTGGCGGCATACAAATTGAAGTCTGATGGAGAAATGTATCCATAATTGTTTTTGTTCAATACGGATAGTACTGCATTTCTAACTTCGTTTATCATTTTAAATCTTTTTACAAATATAATAAAAAAAAGCACAGAAGTAAATCTGTGCTAATTTTCGATCAGGGGCCCCTATAATCCCATAACCTATTTTTCTAGTGCTCTAAATAGGCCTCTAGCATTTTCAATGCATCTAAGCCATCATCGCTTGATAAAAAGTGCCCGGCCATTTCATAAGGATCTTCTCCAAAAGGAACAGATAGCATTTTCTTTTTATTACTCGCGGTATTAAACCACACTTCTCTATCGTTGTTGCGTAATGCCAATAGCTTCTCCTCAAAGAATCTTATAACTCTAGCTTGAAACTGTAACTCAGGATCATTCAAAGTTGCAAGGAAATTTCTTGGATCGGTCTTGGCAAAAATCAAGATGTCTCTTTTTAATTCTGCAGTAGAAATAGTGGAAGGATCCTTACCGAACATAACTCTTGTAAGAGTCTCAAGTTGTTCAAGTGTAAGTTTTCTAGCCTCTACCAAAGCATCGATTTCTATATCCATATCAGCTACTTCTTCATGAGCTTCTCTCTCTTCGTCAATCTCTGCAAAGATTACACCATTCAAAGGGTGATAATGAAGGAACTCTTGTAGTACCGGATTTGTTCTTGGAACACTAAGAAAGCCATCCTCGAAAACGATTGGCTCCATAATTGCATTTCCATCTTGCTCATCCTCGAAAGGAGACTTCTGATTTATTGCATATCTTAATGGTCTATTTTGATTTTTCTTTTCATCAAACCACATAAGTGGGAATCTCGAATGATTTCTTGATGCTAATGTGTAAGATAACGGATTTCCGTTCTTTAGTTTGTAGACCTTGTCTACTGAAATTGTTGACGCCATTTTGTTATAATTTAATTTAATTTGAGTTTCAATATAAAAAAGAGAGTGCCACTAAAGACACTCTCTTCTTAAATAATATACTATCCGAAACGGAATAATACGAAGTTGTTTGCACCTAAAGTACATACACATCTTTCAGACAAGAAGTTTACCTCCATTGCATCCAAGTCGCTAGTAGCAGCACCACCGGCAGAACCTGTAATCCAAGTTTTGTAACGTCTGTCTTCAGCCTCAGAAGCACGGTAACGAACGTGTAAGAATGGTCTCTTAGCGTTTTTACCCATGATTTGATCGTAAACTGAAGTAGAACCTGCAGGAACCAATAAACCAGTGATTGTACCGGTAGCAGTAGCAGCAGTACCATTTAAACCTCCACGCATTGTTGGATCGTTCAAATATTTCCAATCTGATTTGTAGAAATCGTAACCTCTACGGAATCCTGTGAACCCTAAGTTCAAGGCCATGTCTACATCATTGTCGAATAAACCGAATGAGGCACTTTGTGAAGCACCACTACCTGTGTAACCATTCAATGTGGCCAACATATTGTCGATGTCAAAAGACAAACCACGATTTACGAATAAAGCATTTTCTTCGATAGCACCTTGCTTATCTAAACGAGATACGATTGTATCCCAATCAGTTAAAGATGTTGGTGTACCACCTCCCCAAACGTTTCCTCTTCCGTTTACAACGTAGAATACACCTTCAGAACCAATAAATCCTGCAGTAGCAGCACCTGAACCAGATGCAGCCGGAACCGCTTCAATCATTGCAGTCTCGATGTAGTCTTCAAAACGTAAACGAGTTTCGTGCTCTGATTTCAAATACCACAAGTAACCTGTAGCACCATTTTCAGTTGTCACTTCAACCCATCCGATTTGAGCCATATCAGATCCGTTCACCGCATATTTATCTTTCAAGATAATAGGGTTGTTGCTGTAGATGTCATCTTCAGCCTCTAAAGAACCAATCATTCCAGGTGTTCCTTTTTTGAACTCAGAACCGTAAATAAATACAGTACATCCAGTTGATACAGCAAATGCTTGACCGGCTGCTTCGTAGTAAGCTACAGTAAATGTAGTTGCAGTAGGAACAGCAGTAACGATACCTTTGTTGAAAACACCTGAAGTGTTGTTCTGAATCATAACTGTTTGTCCAACTCTGATTGCGATGTAAGTAACACCTGCGTCAGCTACCGTAAATGTTGCAGTGTTTGAACCTGCAGCAGCGGCTGATGTACAGCTAGTGTACTTAATGTGAAGACGACCTTGCTCAGCCCATTTGATTTGGTCAGAGTTAGAAGGCATCTCAGCACCTACCATTCTCAAGAATGATGCGATGGTTCTATTACCATAACGCTCAAATTCTTTCTCGTAAGTATCTGGAAGATACTGGTTCAAGAAGTTGAAGTTGGTAATATAGTTTGTCTGTAACGCTACTTGCTCCGCTGCCGGTTGTAATGCAAAAGTAGGCGTATTTAATAAAGCACTTGCCATTTTCTTTTAATTTTAAGTTTTACATTTTTTTAATACTGCGGATTTTTAAGCTTCTACCCGAATCAGGATTTACCGCTTTTACCTGTATTCCATCCGTTGATTTAGCTATTTCAGGAGCTTTTCTCTCAGACATATTAATGTTTTTAATACTCTTCATAGTTCCCTCGGTAGCATCCGATTTACCTTGCTCATAAAAGAACTTGGCAAATTTCTCAGGATTCATAGCAACTGCTAATGATTTGTGATAGCCTTGCGCATCCTTAACCAATCCTTGCTCATCCAAGAACTTATTGATAAAGTTCGCTGGAGTTGATTGGATTTTCTTAAGCTCATTCGCATCGCCCGGATTGAAAGTGATTTTTCTGTCATTAACATCGAACTCAAAACCTTTGAACTCTCCGTTAAATACTTCGTCAGTTTTTTGTGCGAACCAACTTCTCTTTCTCTCGTTTTCTTCCTCAATCGTCTTAGCCTGCTTAGTATATTGCTTGTAGCTTTCGTAGATTTCTTTTTCATCATCAGAAATAAGTGGCGTACTTGACTCAAGTGGCACTTTGTATTTTTCTTTTTGAGTATTAAAAAATCGCTTGGCTTCAGCAATAGCTTTTTTTGTTTCTATCTTAACTCTTTTGATTGTAGACTCATCGTCCAAATCCTCGTCGTATTTGTATGATTCCATTAAGGTCTCAATATCCTCCGAGTCCAAATCAGACTGAGTAGCTGATAGATAATTTTTAAGTAAACTTTCCGGATCCATAGAATCATAGTCTTTTTTAAGACTTAAGAAATCTTCGAACCCTCTTCCAGTTTCCTTTTTGTATTTCATATAAGCAGCAACGTCTTCCGGCAAAGGCTCGCTTTGCTCTCTTTCCGCCATTAACTCATCAAATGAGTTTATCTGCTTATTGTATCTTTTACCAATATATGAAAGAACTTTCTCTTCCGTTAAATCTTCTGGCTCTGCTTGTGGCTCCTCTTGAACAGGAACTTCTGCAGCAACCTCTGCTTGTGGTTCAAATTGTTGCTCATGCTTTTCAAGTAATTCTTGTTCAACTTGTGCAACTCCTTTTTCTTCTACACCATCTAATAATCTAACTTTTAATTCCATTTGATTTGATTTAATTTTTTACAAATTTATATAATTTTTCTGATATTTTTTAACGTGGCTCAAATTCAGCTAAATCAAAGCCATCTAAGCTATCTTCGTTTGACTCAAAACTCAGAGGAGGTAAATTGTTTTTGCGTTGATCTATGAGCTTTGACTGCTCTGTATTCTGCTGACTTATCCTCTTTGACTTAGCATCCTCACGCTCTTTCTCTCTTTTGCTTAAAGTCTCAATCTCAAAGCCTTGTATTTGTTGATTATATTGGAACTCTTCAGCCATAAGGTGAGATTTTAATTCCGCTTGAACCTGCATAGTCTTAATGTTATACTCAGTCTCCACTTGTTTTAATTTTATCTTCATGTCTACTTCCATCTGCATTTTCTGCATAGCCATCTCACCGGCTAACTGCTGAGATTGAAGTTGTTGTTGAGACATCATCGCTTGCTTTTGCATCTCCATTTTTTCTTGACGCTCTTGTTTTTTAACCCTTTTAACTTTCAATAATTGATTAGCTAATTTAAGGTTTTTAAGCTCTCTGATATCAATAGCATCCTCAAGATTAATATCTCCTTTGGATAATGCAACTTGAATGTTTTGCTCTAATTGAGCTCTTTCTTCTTCATCCGGAGCCACTTCTATGAATACACCAAAGTCATAAATGTACAAATCAGATATGTCATTTAAAATAGAGACATTGTACCTTCCAATTTTATTAATGAAGTCATCTTTGAAATCAGCATACTCTAGTATGTCTCCAATCCTATAAGTCAGTGCTTCAGCTAATGACTTGTAAATAAACAAGCTACCATCTAAAATATGTCTAGTGGCGGTGTTTGAATTCAAAGAAGCCAACTTCTGTAGACCAACCAAAGAATTAGGATCAGGATTAGAAGCATCTCGCGCTTCATTAAGGCCTGTCACCGTTCTAATCATATCCATGTAGTGATTGTAATTACCAATCAACATCTGCGTTTTGCTAAGACCTGAGTTAGAGGTAAGCTGAGTAATTGGCACTCTCGCATTATTGAAGTCACCTTCTTGCGTAAAGCTTCTACCAATAACACTACCGGTTTGGAAATACAACCTAAGCGCATCCTCTGGATTATAAGCAGCACCGGTTCCTAAGTCAACTTCATTCAATCCATCTGCATCAATAAATACACCATCCGGAACAACTCTATTAATTACTTGTTGAAGCTTTAAGTGAGTTATCTGAATCAAGTCAGCAAAAGGTATCATTCTACGAACAGTAGACTCGATAGCCCCTTTGTACATACGCGGAGCGCAAGCAATATAGTTTGGCAATGCATGTTGAGATGATGACTTTGGTCTAACCATATTCTCAGAGAGTTTCCACTGCAAAAGAATATTAGTTCCCATTACCATAATCCCTTCATACCATACATCAATGGTTTTCTCAATCTTCTCGAAATTACCTTCTTCCATCATCTCTACTGGTGGATTAAAGGTATCGTCTTTCTCTATTACTCTAGAGCCTCCTGTTTCAAGCATTTTCTTCTTATAGACAACTTTTTTAGTAGTCTTGTAGTTGAAATACATTAACGTACAAGTGTCTCTTGAGAATACACTGTTCTCATAAAATTGAGCAACATTATAATAGTCATACCAACTCTGACTGTATTGAGTGATTTCTTGTAAATCTTCTTTAGTCAGCTTTTGGTCAATCTTCATTAACTCTGATATTGGAAGAGTTTTAATCTCTCCCCAATAGAAACAATCTCTAAAGTAAGGATCCTCAGTATAGCTGTAAACTAAATTAGCAGGATCAACATACGATATTTTAACGCCTGAGCCTAAAAGGAATTCGTGCTTTGCTACAGAAATACCTACTACAGTAGAATCATAGTTCAGTCTTTTTCTTATTTCGTCATAATGATTTTCATCAAATATGGTATTAATTGCCTCTTCCTCTGCAATCTCTATAGCAGGTTTGTAGTGCAATTGCATATATAAAGAAAGTTCCTCGTCATTGGCCGGCATATTCTCAGGGTCCATAACAAATGGATTTACACCACCAAGCTCCTGAATAAGAAGTAAAGACTCCTTGGCCGCCATCTGAGACTCAATAAGTTCTTGATACTTATTTCTTTTCGCTTGGGACATAGCGTCTTGAGCATAAACTTTAACCTTGAAAAGTCTATTGGACATTCCATTAACAATGATGTCCACAAATTTAGGAATCACAGGAACCGGTGTCCAATCCAAATTTAAGTAAGACAAGTCTCCATCAACGGATAATTCGTTTTTATATTTAGCAACAGATTGCTCACCTCTAGCATAAAGCCTCAATCTATGGAACTCTTTCCATTGTGCATAATATCGACAAGAGCTGCCATCTTTTCTAAACCACTCATACTGAATTGCTTGACCTACTTGAAGTCCGAATTCTTTAGAAGCTTTTTCTGCATCAGTGGCCAATTGACTTGGGAATACTGAAGAGGTTATGTCTATTGCTATATTTTTCATCTAATTAATTGACTTGTTGTTCCTTCGTTTGAATACCTTGCGAAGTTAACAATAATTTTTGAATCTTTTTTTTCCGGTAAATACAAATGCTTTTGATTAGCCATTATTGCCAATCCAGAACTAATAGAGGCATCAAATTTAGTTCTGTCATTAATATCAAATTTAGCCCAATCCTCTAGAGTTCTAGTGAAAGGCATATTCCCCATTTCATCCGGATCCCTATATGCCCCTATGGAATCAATCCCTACATATCTCTCTATGTAAGACTCAATGGCCGAAGCATGAGATTGTTTTACATCCTCAGAACTGTTTGGAATTCCTCCCAACTCTCTCTCTGTTTTTGTCAACTTATTGTACTGCTTATCAGGTCTATTCATACAGTAACCCCTATACCCTCTGTTTTTAAAATGGTAGAGTAGTCTAGGCTTATTGTTTTCAATTAAGATTGGCATTCCATAAAATACACAAGCCATTAGCACCTCTTCGAAAAATATCTCAGCGGTCTGCGGCCTTGCTATGTATTGCAAGAAAAACTCATTGCTTGGAGCCTCATCCATATTGAACTTAGTAAGTCCATGCAGAGAACCATTAGAGCCTCTTCCTCCAACTACGGCAGAAATATCATAAGAGTCACAACCGAAAGAACCAAGGTGTTCGTTACCCGGATACTTTATGCCTCCTCTTAAATGGATATTATTTTGTAAATGTCTTGGCGGAGTCCAGCTTACAGAGAACCTACCCCTTTGATCGGGAGTAAATACAACAGTAGTATCTTTCATCCCATCTTTCCAATGAAATGAACCTCTAGTTATGTAGTGCTCTTTTACAAGAGAATCATTGTAATCAATTTGCTGATATATTTTTGTAAGGTTGAATATCGATGACTTACTTTCATCTCTAAACGCGTGCGATGTAGTTCTTGGAAACTGTCTGTAAAATTCATTTAGCGCATCTGCATCTTTTTTCAAAGAGTCAACCTCAGCCTCCCAATACTCAATGGCGCCATTCTTTATCATAGAGCCATCAATACCTCTGATTGGAGTCTCCGGCTTATAGAAAACAGGCATTCCATAAATATCAATGAATCCCTCCATGTTCCATTCCATTGGAATAAACAAAGAGTATAACCCTGATTTGGTTTGACCATTTGCATTTCTATTTGCTACCGAAGAATCTTCAAACATATCTTTGTAGTTCTGACCTCCTTTTGATAAAGCATTTGAGGTAGAACCCATCATGCACTTACCGATAATCCTACTACCCAATCTCAAACAAGTCTTTGTAACTCGCCAGTTTTCCTTGATGTTATTTGGCTTAGTCCACTTTCCACTTTCATCGTGAGCTAAGAATAATAGTTTCTCCCCATCGTAAGAGTTGTCATCCGTATTCTTCCAGTCAATAGAGGTGTCTAATCCTTCTATGTTTTCAGACTCAACATCATACATGTTTTTCTTCGTAATCTTAGATGCGGGAACCCTAAACGCCAATTCAGTTTTAGGTTTGTCCATACCATCCATGATTGGCTTGAAGAAGAAAGGAAGTCTACTATTTATAGGAACTACTTTGTCTGTAAACATTTTCTTTGCATCAGGCCCGGTCTTGGATAGAATACCAACCCTGGAGTCTCTCGCCAATGTTCCTATATTCACAGCTTCAGAGGAAGCCATAAAGGAGAATCCGGAACGTCTAATCTTTAAGTAAATCATTCCAAAACTTCTCTCATCCGCGCGGCACGCTTCCCAAAAAATCCAATAAACTCTGTTTGCTTCACGAAAGTCTGGATATCCAACATCAATACTAGACCACTGCAAGTACATCCAATGCGCACCGGTTATGTATGTCTTTTGGCCATTATTCATAAACCAAAAACCATCTTCTCTATAATCAAACTGACTTTCAATATAATCAACCCATTTATTTTTAAACTCAGCAGGCATTTCATTCCATTGGAAAATCGATTGGATTTTTTCTAAGCTTTTAGGAATACTTTCTCTTTCCCAATATTGCTCAGCTTTAGATTCGCTTCTTTGAAAACATTTTTTAGGAGCCGGAGGAAGAGCTACGTATAGCCCTGAGATATTCATAATCTCTCCTATCTGACCATTTTTCGAGATAACAACTAAGTCGTACTTTTCATTATAGCCATAAATCCATGACTTGTTACTATTCTTTCTTGAAAGAACAGCACCAGGCACATAGTCGCTTACTATGGAATAAAGCTTATTTTGACGATCTTCTTTCTGCAAATCCTTGTTTTGTATCAGTTCTACTTCCTCCCTTATCTATAAGTTCGATGTTTTCTTTTTCTAATTCTATTCTGTTTAGAATCTCAAACGCATCAAATATAGCAAGTTTTTTTGTTGCAGCAGCATTTTTAAGTTTGTCCGAGGATAAGTCATCGGCTTCACTATCAGAGTGTAGAATTGGATCCTCTGCTACTTTTATAAGTTCTAAGACAGCCTTGTGTCCGGCTGCTATTATCTTTAACTTTGTTTCCTTGTTGTTCATAGCTTGATTGTTATTTGATGGTCAAACATTCTATAAAGCTTTTCATCGTCTACAATAAATTCATACTCACTATCGGGAGCAAAACATACTATGTCACCAGGGCCAATCCCTTTGCCGATTAAGTAATCATTAGGATAAACCATCTCTCCCATCAATGGCTCTTCGCTAAATGGTTTCTCTATATAAGACTCCACTACCGGAATAGGCTTCACAAAACAATACCTATCGTAAGAGAACCACTTCCCATCCCTTTTGTACATAAAAAACTGATCAGGCTCTATAAAGAATAAATCATCTTTAAAAAAACTTTTGCCGCTTTTTTGACGACCTTTCATGTCGTTATAAAACTTGAATACATTATGGTGAACAAGAAGAATGTCTCCTTGTAAAACCGGGCCACTATACCCTAATGGTATTTCTATTACCTCAGCATATCTGTTTGAGAACTTATGGTCTTCTTCAGATGTGCTAACTATAAGTTCGGTATCAGCTATTGTTTTTGTATTCTGATATCTTTTACCGGTAACAGGCTTTGCTATAAAATAAAATGGAGATTTCATTAAAAGTCTATATTATATTCGATTGAAATTGGAACCGTAAAGTTAAACTCTTTCCATAAAACTACCTCTTCTTTTCTATTAATAATGTATATTTCGATAGATTTAGCCTCTTTATTCTCTTTT